TTTTACCGTATTTTTTGAGCCATTTACAAGGGGTAAAACATAATGCACATATACCTACAATAAAAAAAGCCTCAAAAAGCCCTAAAATACAAGTAGTTACGATAAAAATACCTCAAAAGGCAGGTAAAACAAAATGTACAAAAAGCTACATTTATATGCATAAAATGCCCCAAAAGGCTGCATCATTTGGTACAAATATATGCATTATATACCAATGGTGCAAGTAACACCCCAAAAAAGCCCCAAACCCTAATAAATACGCCCTTTTTGGGCGTTTTTTTATGCCTTATAGCTACTGCATAAGTTACCTCAAAAGGGGGTAAAAAACACCCTCAAAAGGTACCTCACTACCTCCACGCTCAAAAAGCCACTTTTGGGCGTTGGGGTTACAGTTGGGGTTACAGTTGGGGTTACATTTAGCCCCTTTTTTGGTAGTATTAAGGCAGGGGTATAATACCTATATAAAGCCATTATTGGCACTTTTGGGCATATTGTGCGGGGGGTATTACCATAATAATAAGGGCATTTTGCGTATAACATACTGATTTACAGTATATTTACATTATTACCCCTTAAAAAGTACCTTTTCTCCCCCTATATATTGCACCCTTTTATTACCTTATCTTTACTATTGTCCGTTTAGAATAAAAGTCTTACCTTTGTACCAAAATAAACAAATATATTATGGGTGGAGGACTTAAAGAAACTGCTGTGCTTGTACTTATAAGCATAATTTTGTGTTTGTCATTAGCTATGACAATATTTGCCTATATAAGGGGAAATATAGCCTATATAGGTACTTTAGTAGGCGTTGTAGGCTTTACAATACTACTGATTATGGGCTTAAAAGAGCGTTACGAGAAGTAATAACATTTGCATAGCCATACCTAAGAGGCTTAAATACAAACCTAAAACAGAAAGCCTCTTATATCTTCTTTCTTTTTCGTGCATTGGGGTATTTTGTTTCTCCAATGCTTCTCGTTGGTATAAGTATATTCTACCACTCTTTGGTGTCATTGGGCTAATGCCATAACGAAAAATAAGAACAAGCCCTACCATATTTATAAATAGGGCAATAATGTTTAATACTGTTATCATAAAAGTTGTTTTTTTATTATTTATACTCCTTTTCTCCCCTATATATTAGGTATGTTTGGGTAATACTTGTGTCTCCAAGTTTTTCACCTTGTTCTGCAATTCCGATACGTTCACTTCAAGTTCTGCAATTTTCTGATAGTTGGTAACTGGGTCAAGAAACTCAAAAGATATATGAGCTTTACACTCCCATATCTCTTTTACATCTTCTAACATTACTTTAATATGTTTGTAATCTCTATTATCAGACTTACAATAAAGGAACCCCCTTTCTCTTGCCCTATTTGTTACCCTTTTTACTATTACCCCATCGCGTTCTGTAACTACCACACATACCCTATTATCACCCAACCACTCCCAGTCTTCTACAAATTGCCCTACTACATAACTACCATCCTGTAAGGTTGGGTACATAGAAAAACCACTTACCTGAAACATACGATACGTGCCATTTCGCATATCAGGGACACTGTATGTAGGTAGTTCCTCAATGTAATTGCTATCATCATAACCCTCAAGATAGCCCGCTTGGGCTTTTACTGATACTAATGGAATACGGTCATTATCGTCATCATCTACTACGACTACTTTAGGCATTAAACTACGCCCTTCTACCTTTATAGGCTCAATAATTTCTACACGAGGTGTCTTTATTACTTCTGTAGCCCCTTCACTTTTAAGCATCTCGCCATTTCCAGTGAGCAACCATTCGTAATTTATTTCGAAATTATTAGCGATCTTCTCTAAAACATTGAATTTAGGCTCAGTTCCTGCTATATAATTCCTTATATTAGCTTCATTTACCCCTATCTTATTTCCAAATTCACTATTATTCCCTTTGGAAAAATGGTCTACAAGTTCTTTGATACGAAAATTTATTGTACTCATAACCAAATAATTATAAAATATTTCGAAAAATAATTCGAATAAAATTTGCAAGGTTCGAATTTTTATTCGAATTTTGCCCCGTTAAACGAAACAAACAAAATCAATGAGCAAAAGTAATAAAAATCCTCGAAAATTCAATCCCTTAGTGGTGGAAAAATTATCTGTAAGGTTTGGATTGTCAAAATACTACATTCGGCAATGCCTAAACAAACAGCGTAACAGTGAAACGGCAGATACAATCTGCAAAGAGTACAACAACTATGAAAAACAAATTAACAACGTATTAAATGATTAATCTATGAAAGTAGGAAACAAAGTAAGAGTATCGCCCTTTATCACCACAGACCCTTACGGTAAAAAAGGACAAGTGGGCAAATTAACCGATATACGCACCTATGAAGATTATACGTTAGGCATTATAACCTTTGCCGATGATAGCGTAGGGGTGTATGATATAGAATGTTTGGAGCCCATAAATGAATAATTTAAAAACCTTTTAAACCCTATTTAAAATGACAACAAAAACCATTTACCTTCTCAGCCACAAGAGCAATATCATTGGCAAGGAAATCCGCACTACCTTTTTAGGAGTAACCATAAAGCGTGAACGCTTTTACTATCCTAAAGCTATGAAATATCAACGTTAATACTCATACGCTATTTATTTTTTAACACCTCCCCAGTGTGGCTATGAGCCACAGCCCAGCGCGGCGGTTCGCAACCGCACTGGGGAACAAGTCTAACGACAAAATATAAACCGATGTTTGAATATATAGATAACATATTATGCGTATCGGCTTCGTGGTTATACGGAGAGGGGCAAATAATGAGCGAAAGCAATTATAAGCAACTTGCCAAACGTAAAAACCTCAAAAAACTCAATACAGGAGGCAACGGGCGTACCGCTTGGGTAGTATTCAATTCACTGCCCGAACGCTTCAAAGATAAGATAACCTCACAGTGCGACCCCTACGAGCGCACTAAGCACATCCTCTTTGAAGACTACATCTCCCCCGACCACTATGCTGAGAACTTCTTTGCTACCTATACCGTTGAGGGCGATGAGGGCGAACAAACCTCTATCCCCGAAGACAGACGAAAAGAGTACACACACAACGCTATGATACTTTCTGCCTGCTACTTCATTGCCACCAACGTAGTAGTGCGTAAAAAGTTTGGCAATAAGCAAGTGTGGGACAATATGGCAAACGTAGTTGCACAACTCCCCCGCCATACCTACAAACACAAGCTGCCTACCAACCCCCGCGACCTCAAAGCCAAAGCCCTTGCTTTCAAAGGTGTAAAAACCTCCAAACGCTACCCTGTAGCAGGTTACGAGGGGCTTATACACAGCGGATACCTCAATAAAACTGCCGCTAAACTCACAGGAATAGCTGCCGAATGGACACTTGCCCGTTGGTGCAACCAAGTAAATAAATGTGCGAGTCTCACTCAATTACACGCCGAGTATAACGATAAAGCTACTGCCGAAGGGTGGAAACTCATTAAGGACGAAAAAACGTTTTACAACTACCTATACGATGAGGAAATACAGCCCCTATGGTGGGGACATCGTTACGGAGAGCTCGCCTACAAAGAAAAGTACGGCTTCCAACACAAAACCAAACTGCCTACAATGCGCGACAGCCTTTGGTACAGCGATGGTACAAAACTCAATTACTATTATTTAGACGAAAACGGCAAAATGGCTACCTGCCAAGTATATGAAGTAATAGATGCCTATAGCGAAGTACTTTTAGGGTATTACATAGGCCCTAAAGAAGACTATATAGCCCAATACAACGCCTATAAAATGGCAGTGCAAACGGCAGGCTATCGCCCTTACCAAATAGCGCACGATAACCAAGGCGGACATAAGAAACTCACCTCTGGCGACTTCCTTACCAAGATAGCACAAGTGCAAACTGCCACTAAGCCTTACAATGGTAAGTCAAAAACTATTGAGAGTGTATTCGGCAGGTTGCAAAGTCATTATCTAAAGCGTGATTGGTTCTTTTCAGGTATGAATATCACTACCAAAAAAGATGAGAGTAAAGCCAATATGGAGTACATACTTGCCAACCAAAAGAGCCTCCCCACACTTGATGAGGTAAAACAACGTTACTTGCAACGCAGGCGTGAGTGGAACGAAGCCCCCCACCCCAAAACAGGCAAACCACGCATACAAATGTACTACGAAAGCTATAACCCCGATACTAAAAAAGTAGAAATGTGGGATATGATTTCTCTCTTTTGGATCACCCGCAAAGAGCCTATCACTTGCGATGCTTCGGGTATTAGCTTCACCGAAAAGAAACAAAAATACAGCTATATGGTCTACCGTTCAGACGGCTTGCCCGATGTCGATTGGTTAGAAAAGAATATAGGCAAAAAATTCGTAGTGAAGTTTGACCCCGACAATGTAGACCTTATATACCTTTACGAAGACACCCCATTAGGGCTAAAAATGGTAACAGGTGCCGAAATTAAGAAAGAAGTACACCGCAATATACAAGAGCAAGACGACTTTGAAGCTGCCTACTTCAAACAAGTACAAAGCCTCACCGATGAGAAACGTATCAGCCGTCGCGACACTACCGAAGAGTTGTTAGAAAAATTCGGTATGAGTGCTCACCAGCAAGGCTTAAGCCTCCCCGCCGTCAAAGGAGTAGAAAGCCGTAGAAAAAACAGAAAACTTACCACTGCCGACACCTTTGGCAGCTACCAAAAAGCCCTTTCTAATACCATTTGGGACGATGAGCAATGGGAAGCCCTCGAAAGCACCCCCATAACCATCAGCAATATACTATAATCATTAATAAATAAACATTGATAAAATGAACACACAAGAAAAACAACAAATCGCCCAAGCCCTCAACGATTTTTGCAACCGCAAAGGCAACCAAAACAAAGCCGCTAATGTTCTCAAAGGCGTATCAGCTGCCACTGTTACCCAAGTACTTAAAGGCAATTGGGACAGTATAGCCGACAAAATGTGGCGAAACATCAAAGCCCAAATATTCGCCAAAGAAGACTGGGTGTGTGTAGAAACAGCTGCTTACCAAACCCTTACAGCCCTTATTAGCGATGCCCAAGAGAACAGCCAAGTATATGCTATCATCGCTCCTGCAGGTAGTGGCAAAACCAAAACAATGCAGCTTTACGAAAAAGAAAACCCCAACGCCTATATGGTACAGTGCAACGAGTTCTGGAATAAAAAAGCCTTTATGGGCGAACTCCTTGCAGCAATGGGGCGCGACAGCAGCGGGCTCACTGTAAACGAAATGGTAAACGAAGCCGTGCGCGTGCTAAAATCTACTGAAA